ACCCCGGCACCACCGTGGGTAAAGTTGCTTCGCCATGTCAAGACTAACTGGCGAGGCATTATAAATTGCGAGGGTTTTGCCAAAGTTTCCAACCTGTTGAGTTTGTTGGTTACTATTGGCATTTGCGACGCTTCTACATTGCATTTCACCACCAATGGAATCACTTGGTTTGCACCTAAGATGCTCCCGAAGCATATAAGTGCAGTATCGCTCATAGATGCAGTTTTTGAGACGATAACCTATTTTGTGGAAGCAGGGCATGAGTGTTTCCAAGCCGGCTCCATCAAACCGCTGTTCTACTCTGATCTCGATCTCATGAGGTTCGAGAAAGACATGCTGCGATGTGAGGAGTACATTACGTATGTACAAGCTGGAAACCTCTCGAGACATACCAACATCGACGAAAATGATTTTCTGCTGCTATTGAATACTTTGAAGGACCAAGCCGTGACCCTAAAAGCCACGTGCACGAATCCTTACGAGAAGAAAATAGTGTCGGATAAGGCTGAACGCTTAAATAAGATTTCTGCCATTTTTAATCAGATTCGTTCCACTGGAGGCCTACGTATCGCGCCGTATTGTACCGAAATTTTTGGTGCATCTGGTGTCGGTAAAAGTTCTGTCAGCCAGTTGGTCATGGAAATCGTCTTACGATCGAATGATTTCAACGCCGATAAGGAGAGGGTTTGCTCCCTCAGCGAGTCGGATAAGTATGATTCAAACTATCGTAGTCACATCAACGGAGTGTACATAGATGATATCGCCAACACCAATTCCAAGTTTACTCAAACTGCCCCAACCAAGCGTGTAATAGAGTTTGTCAACAATATGCGCATTAAGGCCAATATGGCAGAGGTAGAGTTGAAAGGGAAGGTTGAAATTGAACCGAAGGCCGTAGTTCTCACCACCAATGTGAAGGACCTCTGTGCCCCGACCTACAGTAACGAACCAGTTTCCGTTTTACGGCGCTGTAAGAATATCGTGACTGTCTCGGTTAAGGAGAAGTATGCTACCAATGGGATGCTAGATCAGGAAAAAGTTCGGACGCACTTCACAAAAGATGGAGTGTATACTTTTGACAGATATGCAGACCTGTGGAATTTCCGGGTGGAATACGCTTTTGGCACCACGACGAAAATTGAAGGGAAGCGCACCTATACGCAGATCATCACTTATCGTCCTCACATATTCGAAGGTTC